TGCCATCAGAAAATTAATAGAGGATGCTATAATAGTTAAAAAGGGGTAATCTTGGCTAAAATTGCTTTTCTTGGCAACTTTCAGGTTGACTATAGTAGTGAAACTCATCATGTTAAGTCATTAGAATCTCTTGGGCATACCGTCGTAAAATTGCAAGAGCGTCATGCAACTGCTCAAGAAATTTATAGAGAAGCATCTAAGTGCGATCTTTTTATCTGGGTCCATACGCATGGATGGAAGACTCCTGGAAATACAGGAATGGATGTAGTTCTTGCTAAATTAAATAGACATGGCATACCAACAATGACATATCATCTTGATCTTTGGTTTGGTTTGCGAAGACAACAAGATTTAGAAAAAGACAACTTTTATAAAACAATTGGACATTTCTTTACAGTAGATAAATTAATGGCTGATTGGTTTAATGAGAACACAGAAGTAAAGGGACACTTCATACCTGCAGGGGTATACGATAAAGAATGTTATATACATAAAGATTACGATCCAAATAGGTTTGATCATGATGTTATATTTGTAGGTAGCAAAGGCTATCATCCAGAATATCCATACAGGCCACAACTGATTGACTATTTAAAAGAAACCTATGGCAAAAGATTTTTGCACGTAGGTGGTGATGGCGATACTGGAACTATTCGTGGCGATAAACTAAATAAAATATATGCTCGCAGCAAAGTTGCAGTTGGAGATAGTTTAAATATTGGATTTAACTATCCATACTACACAAGCGATAGAATGTTTGAAAGCACTGGGCGTGGAGGTTTTACAATCTACCCTGCAATTAAAGGGCTGGAAGATCTATTTAAACCAACAGAGTTAGTGTTATATGAGCATGGCAATTTAGAAGATTTAAAAACAAAGATTGATTATTATCTTTCTCATGATGCTGAAAGAGAACAGATTAGAATGCTTGGTCATCAAAGAACAAAGAATCACCATACCTATGTAAATAGGTGGACAACAATACTAAAGGAGTTTAACCTATGACAGAAATGGTAAAAGCAACTTTGAATGGAGAGTTTGAAATAACTCTGCCTAAACATCGTGCAGATAGGCCAGAATGGTATACAGAAACTGGCTGGGAAAGAAAAAGATTACGATCAATGCATGAAAACCTTGGACCTGGAGATATTATTTATTATGTAGGTGGCGAAGAAGGAGAGATGGTTGCTCTTTGTCAAATCTGGGGAGCGAAGACTGTAATATTTGAACCTAATCCAAAAGTATGGTCTCATTATCCACTTCTTTGGGAACATAATAATTTAGAAAAACCAATCGCAACCATTCCTGGATTTGCTTCTGATAAGAATAATAAACTATTAAGAATCTATCGTGACGCATTCCCGCCAGAAGCAGATTCAGTTATTGACGCTGCACATGGATTTAAAGAATTACATAATGAAGGAACTAGATATGGACAGGTCACTATTGACTCTTGTGTTTATGATCATGGCTTGCCAGCGCCTACAGCAATAACTCTTGATGTTGAAGGCAGTGAATGGGCAGTATTGCATGGCGCAGAAAGAGTACTAAAGGAACATAAACCTAAGATTTGGCTATCTGGCCATCCAGAATTTATGATTATGTATTGGAAACAATATCTTTATGATCTCAGAAATTGGATAATGGATATTGGGTATACAGAAACCATTTTAGATTATAAACATGAGGTTCATCTTTACTATGAGCCAAAGTAAGGCATACATATATTCAACTAATCCATTAGACTCTGCAAATGGCAAATGGGACTATGGCTTGCTTAAAGAAACATTTGAAAAACATAAGGTAGAGCAGATTGTTGTAGACAGTATTCCACAAACAGATCGTGCTTTTGTTGTAATTCCTGGACAAGGAAATGCGGGGGCAGAAGAAAAAATAAATCAAGAACTATCTAATATAAAAAGAGTAGTTCTATTTATTACTGGTGATGAATCTGCTATGTTTGATGTAGATAGAATTAGTCATCCTAATATTAGTATCTGGGTTCAATACCCGCATGAAAAGCACAAAAAATATAATAGGTTTTTTATTGGGGTTCCTCAACATTTAAAACAAAATCTTCCAGCCTATCCTAGCAAGAAATATGATGTTTATTTTGGTGGACAGATAACACACCAGCGCCGTAAACAGTTAGCAGAGGCTATGCCAAGCCTACAGAATGCCCTATATAAGCCCACAGCAGGCTTTGCACAGGGAGATACACCCAAAGACTACTACAAGAACCTTTCTACGGCTAGAATAGCCCCGTGTCCTGCTGGCGCACAAGTAGTTGATACCTTTAGATTTTTTGAAGCCATAGAAATGTTAGCCCTACCTATTGGAGATCTTATAGATTCCAAAGGTAGAGAAGGTGATTATTTTCATTATATTTTTCAGGCAGATATGCCGATAGTAAAAATTAAAGACTGGAATGTATTACCTAATATAGTTCCAGATCTTGTTGCTGAATACCCCGCCAATATGCACAGAGTGGTTGCATGGTGGCTAAAGTATAAGAGAGACTTTGGATTAAAAATAATGGAGGCGGTATATGAATAAAGATAATATAACTATTGTTCTTGTAACTTCAGTACTGCCAAGTCATCCAGATACTCGTGTTATTGATCAAGCAATCAAAGATATTAGATCACACTTTCCTACTAACGAAATAATTATGCAAATTGATGGTCTGCGAGAAGAGCAAAAACATCGTAAGTCAGACTATGATGAATATAAAAATAGAGTTTTATGGAAATGTATGCATGAGTGGAACAATGTTATACCATTTGTATTTGATGAACACAGCCATCAATCAACAATGATGATGCAAACTATTCATGAAATTAGAACTGGACTTATGCTTTATGTTGAAGGAGACGCACCGCTAGTTGCTGACAGACATATTGATTGGGATGAGTGCGTTGCAATGCTTGAATCAAAAAGAGCATACACAATTAGATTTCACTTTGAAGAACAAATTCCTGGTGAGCATAGCCACTTAATGTTAGAGAAGTATGGCAATTTTATTAAAACTATTCAGTGGAGTCAAAGACCACATCTATCTAGCGTTACATATTATAAAGAAAAAGTTTTGGCTGCTTGTAAGCCAAAGTTTTTTATTGAAGATATATTTCACGGTGTAGTTCAAGATGATTATAATAAATATAAAAACTCTGGATGGGAAAGACATAAACTTTGGATATATTACCCAGATAATGGAACTAATATAAAAAGATCCTATCACCTTGATGGAAGAGAAGGAACTCGTAAGTTTACTTCCGATGACGATGTTTGGGGATATAAAGAGTGAAACTTGGAATCATAGCACGTTCTGATAATACTGGGCTTGGTAATCAGACTAGAGATCTTGTAACAATGCTTAATCCAGATAGCATTATGCTTGTCAATTCTCTTAATTTTAATAAAAATAAACAACATCCAGAGTGGTACAAAGGATATAACTGTTTTCACGTTCGTGGACTTCCTAGAACTGGCGACCTTGAGCCATTTATTCGCAGTGTAGATGTTGTATTGACCTGTGAAACATTTTATAATAATAGTTTTGTTGAACTTGCAAAACGCAGGGGAGTCAAAACAATTCTTCAATATAACTACGAGTTTTTAGAATACTTACATAATAGTAAACTGCCATTTCCAGATATAATGTTAGCACCTAGTTTATGGAATTATGAACATGTTGCTGAGATATCTGAAGGTAAAACTAAACTATTTCATCTACCGCCCCCAACTAATACGGCTGTATTTGATGAAGTAAGACAGATTAATCTATCAAAGAATCACGGCAGATTACTACATGTTGCGGGTAAGCCAGCAATGAAAGATCGTAATGGTACACGAAGCGTAGTTGATATGCTTAGATATTCTAAAGCAGATTATGAACTTGTTATAACTACTCAGCAAGAATTAGATGTTGTCAGTAGAGATTCTAGAATGAAAATAGTTATTGGTAATCCAGAAAATAGGCAGGATCTTTACTCTGGCTATGATGGAATGATATTGCCACGTAGATATGCTGGACTATGCCTTCCAATGAATGAGGCACTAATAAGTGGACTACCTGTATTTATGACAGACATATCTCCAAACAATACTATTCTGCCCAAAGAATGGCTGGTAAATGCAGAGAAACATGATTACTTTAGAGCAAGAACACATATTGATGTATATAATGCTGATCCAAGAAGACTAGCAAAGATAGTTGATAACTATATGCACAATAGAAAAAAGAATGAACTTAAAGAACAAGCAATTGAAATAGGTTTTAAAAACTTTGCTATGGAAAATCTAAAAGATAGATATATTGATATTATAAATAAATAAGGCGAGCCTATTTCTAGACCCGCCCTATTATGAGTAACTAAATTACTTAGCAGCCTTCTTCTTTGGCTTTGCTGCCTTAAGTGCTTCTTCAACCTCAGATGCCTTTGGCATACGACCAAATGCTACATCGTTTGGATTAACTGCACGTGCTGCTACTGGGATAAGCGCACCAACGAGTGCTGCCCATAGATCTTTTGGATCTGTTACACCAGCAATATATAGAGTTGACGCTGCACCTACAACTGAACGAGCATATGATGCAAGCATCGCTTTGTTTTTCTTACTTAGTTCCATTTTTTCCTCCTAGGATAGAACTTTAATTAGTATAGCATAGCCAGCCCAAAGACCGATGATTCCTGCCACCCCTGCGAATACTGGCGGTGCTGGAACTGGCAATTTGAATGCTGCGAATACTACGCCACATCCAAAACCTGTTAATACTGATAACAATATATCTTTCAAAACTTTTCCCCTTTATCGTTTGCATCAGGATCGCCTTTAGGATTATCTAAAGGAGTTGGTGCAGTAGCCAAGGCACCACACTCATGACACTGAATATCTAAATGATACATTCCAACGGTGTATGTATCTGGATCAAATGAAACCAATGCTCTAAATAAATTTCCACCACAGTTAGGACATATACATGTAGGAATGCCTCTAGCGTCTATCATCTGAGTCCTCTGGAAGCAACTTCTTTAATTCCTGGAACTCTCTTGATATCTTTTTTAAAGCCTTGTCATGTGGAGGAACCATTCCATCTATTACAATTCCATACTTATTATAATAAGAAAGTTCAGGTTCAACTTCTTTAATAAACTTATTTAATCCTTTTTGTACTTCTTCAATATACTCAAACGCCCAGTCACGGGAATCAGATAGAAACTTAATAAAGTTTTCCTTGTGAATATCATCTTCAGACTTTGTTACTTCTTTAGGTGCTGGTCTATTTGATAAAAACTCTTCCAGTGTTTGCTGTGCTATAAACAATCTGGCAAAAGCAGATGCTAGTCTACGGATCTTAAATATTGAATAAATGTATGCTGACATAAAAGAAAGGGCAAATGCCCCCAGAATAAAATTAAGCACGTTCATGGCTATCTCTTTTCTCTAAGTACTATTGTACTCTCATTGTTGTCATTTGTCAAACCATACATTTTCTTAAAATCTACCCCAATAAATTTCTCATAATTCTTTAGGTGTCTATAATCTCCAGCACCGAATATGCCTTTTTCTATGCCACAAAGAACACGCTTCTGTTTGGTTTTAGATATATCCTCTAGTTCTTTCCAAGATATTTTTCTGACATTACGATCTTTCCAGATTTTTTTGTAGTTTCCTCTATGATAAAAGTGATAGAGAATATTAACACATGGGGAATAAATGTCCCAGCCTCTAGTCCATGCTCTCATTGCAAAACAAATCTCTTCCCCAAAGAAAGAAATTTCTGGGTCATATGGTACTTCTTTTACAATATCTCCAGTAGTAAAAATAAAACCAGCAAGGACTGTGCTTGACTGCTCTGGCATCTTTCTTTCACGGTCAAAGAATTCTAGCCTTTTTGCAGTCCATTCATTGCGTCTGTTTAGGCTTGGCTCTTGCTTTGTTGGGTACGCTGGTTTGTCTTTATCCTTTGTAATAAAACTAATCTTATTGTTGCTTTCAATATGAAATGGCAATGGAAAGTATGAAAGAATTACTTTTTTGTTTTTAGATAACTCTTGTGCCTTCTTGTGTTGATCTATGCAAAGTTTATCCCAGTTCTTGGCAAATAATGTATGGGAGTCTATCTGTAAATAATAGTCTTCATTGTTATATTGTTCCATGGCAATTGCTCTTGCATACCCCGCACCTCTTGCTTCTCTTGGGTGCATAGTCTTAAGTCTTAGGTTTTTAACCCAAGATAAATCAGGGGTATCAGTAGGAAAGTCCTGTATAACTACAGAGAAAACTAAACTATCTGGATCTGCTGCATTCTCAATTGCAGATTTAATAGTTCTAACTAACTCAGGATCCCTATAACTTGCTATTGATATTAGTATCGTCATGGGTTACCCAGTAATATTTGCATGTACTGCAGCATGGTTGGTTGTATAAACTATGTTTGGCATAGCCAAAACTTGAATAATACATTGGATCTTTATCAAATAGATTTGCTTTATGTGTTGTGATAACACGCATAAGCCTGGTTGTGTCGTCCCAAAACGATGGCTTCTTGTCTCCCCATTGATTCCAACACATATCCTTTAGCCTATTTAGATTTGCTTCATTGTTTTCTGTACGAATACCACGAAGTTTTGCTTCACGCACCATAGCCTGAACATATTGCCATAAGCCACGTTCATAGCCTTTCCACATCAATACTGCAGGATGATTACGCCATCCACCAGTAGGAGACTTGCCAGACAAAACATTTAGAATTTGATAGCATTCAAGTATCTGCTTGTTAAGTCGTTTATTATCAAGCCAACGTGCTGTAGTTACTGGATTTGATGATGGTAAAAATGTTTGCATTATGCAGTCACCATTTCTTGACACCTAGTACACATTTTATAATTATTGCCAGTAAATGGACACCTACCAACCTCAATAAAAATGTGATCCTTAACAACGCAAACAATTGAACTAATTACATTACGAACTACCGCAATGGTTCTCTGGTTACTAATACTATTGCCCCTTCCATTTCTAAAGCCTTCTTTACCATTGATACATACTTGACTGCATCTAACTTTTCGTCATGAGTCATTCGTATAAATGATCTCTCATCTAATTTTATCGTAATGAATGTCTCATTGTCAATAAGACTTACCCCAAAGTTTTTAGGAGCGGGTATAGAATGAAATGCCATACGCATTTTGTCTGTATACATTATTGCTCCATTGTTAATGCTTGCCAAGTATAAGACCAATCTTTTTTAGTCTTATGATTATTAAATTCTTTAGAGACTTCTCCACCTTCTAAGTAGATACCGCCCCAAACGCCCCACTCTTTTCCAGACACACCTACAGCAAAACACTGCTTGGCTACTGGACATGTTCTACATAAAGCATCTACAAACTCTCTAGTTTCAGGCTGCTCTTCATATACATCAAAGAATATATTTGTATCAGAACCTAGGCATTCAGCATTATCTTTCCATAAATGCTGCTTCATGTCTAGCCCCTATACTTGTTTGGTATATCCCATCCATTGCGAGTAACTGGATAAATGCGCTGAAGATACCAGACTCCATCTACCCTAACCCCATTAATGGCTGTACGACCTGCATCAGATCGCTTTAGATCTCTTACATCCCAGCCTACCCATGACAAAGCGTTGTTCTTGGCTACGATCTTTTCCATCTTTTCTAAACTTGTTATAATCATGATACTCCTAGTATCTAAAAATTCCTACTTCAATATTTTTTAATTCTGCTTCTGCAACTAGTTTTGAAACTGGCTGCTTAGGCTTACTTAGAAATACAAAGTAATTTACATACTCCATATTCTCACTAACCCATGAAGCGGGGACTTTATAGTTCTTAATCTTCATACCACGAGCCTTCATGCCACGTTCGGATAGATTGCAGAACTCTAAAACCATAGAGTTTACTTTTGCTGGACCAGCAGAGTATATGTGAAACTCTGAATCGCCATTGGTCATACCAGACATTGCAACGCCCATAGCACGTAAGAATACGTTATAGTCGCTGAAGTCATTCGTTCCCTGAACTACTACTATCATCTTTTATCCCCCTCCTTAAATTATCCAGTATAAACATCATTTTGTCAAGATCAGTTCTAGACATATTTATAGTATCTACTGGATTAGCATTGCCAAAATCTGGCATACCGTTTTTCATTTCTGCGGTATAAAAAATATTATCTGCTATCCAGTAGGCACTATCGTCTACCGCCATAATCTTTATTGAGTTTTTATTTAAATGTTTTTGTAACTGAGATTGTTTTTCTTCTACCTCAACTACAATATAATCTTTAACTAATCTATGTAATTCACTTTGAGTAAATGTTATGCTATCTACAGATACTTTACCTTTATTGCTTATAAACCATATAATTAATATGGCAGCACAAAAGGCCAAAGCCAAAGGAACAGCATATTCCATAGTTATTACTTGGTTTTCTTTTCAAGAACAGTCTTTGTTGCTGGCGTACTCTGTACTTGATTAATTACAAGTTTGTTAAACTTCATTTGATTTTGCAATAGTTGCAACTCAAGATCAGATGATTTTTGACGATAAAAGTTAACAAGTTGTTTTAACTCGTCATTACCCAATTCCTCCACTGCCTACCCCCTTTTTGTACTAAATCCGCTACCTTCCCAGGCTTTCTGAGACTTTTTCTTTTCACGCTCTACGATTGCACGAGACCAAGAAAATCCTGCATCTCCGCCCCAAGCGTCCCACATAATTCTTCCATTAGATGGGTTACTAGTATTATAAAAGTCTTTTCCTTTTTTGTCAACTTCATGACGAGAAAAGAAAGAATACATGCGCTTTACTGTATCAAGTGATAATCCACGACCCGCAACTATATCTGTTGCACGACCCCAACCTACTGGAGTACCTGCACCCTTTGCCTTGCCCTCTTCTTTCCAACGAAGAGCACGACGTGCAGCAGACTTCATTCCTGCTGTTGGTGTATATGTTTCTGCCTTATGTATATCAGAAGGCTGTACTACACTAATTCTTGGCATCTTTTTTATACTCCCCATATTTTCCTAGAACTGATCTAACAGTTCCGTTTTTATTAAGTCTAACTATCATCCCATTTTTAATTTGAACGGGATTAAATCCACGATGTGGTTTATAAGATCCTGAAGACATTATTTAACAAACGGATTTAGATCAAAGATTGATCCAGTCCAGTTTGTCATACCTTTCGTAGCCTTATTTTTCCAATCTTCTGGAAGCATATCCATTGCATTAAGTGCACGAGCACGACGAATAATGTGTTGCTTTGCAGCATCATAATTCTTAGCACGACCAACAGAACGAATTGCATTCATTAGATCTGCACGATTTGCAATTGGGAAAGATCCATCTGGCATTGCTGTTCCAGCCTCTGCCATTCTTTCACGAGCAGCACCAGAGAATTCACGCTTGTCCATGTCTTCATCATACATTTTGTATGTTCCACCACGACGCTTATATTCTTGAACTACCCATCCATTTGCTACTGCTGATGGATATACATCAAACTTATCTTTTGCAGCCTGAACAACAGCAGCATAAAGTCTTGGGTTTGCAGGTGTAGATCCGCCTCTACGTGGCTGAATCATTTCACCATAGTTGGGCTTCTTTGCCTTACCTAATTCTTCATTAATCATACGGCGACGTGCCTCCTCTATTTCTTCATCCTCTTCTTCCATTGCCATTTCAGAATTTGCATCCTGATATGGAGCGTTAGCAAGAGTTCCTTTATCCATTCCTACATTTGATTCAAGAGATGGCATTGCCATTACTTCTGATGCTTTCTTTCCAATAAAATACTCAGTCTCTTCTAGACCGCCTTCTTTCATTTCAAACAGTTGAATTAAAACTGCTGGCTCTTCTGCAGAAGCCATAATAGAATATTCTGATCCAGGCATTCCCAACATGCCATCAGTCATAACATGCACAATACGACCAACGTAAACTTCGTCATCGTTAGGTGCCATGACCATATCGCCCTCTTTAACCATAGCCTTACCTATATTTCCTTCGCTAATATTAATTGCATAAATTTGACGAGCAGCAGCCCCTCTTGTTTTATGACAGCCCATGACTGTACCATCGTCTTTTAGGGCAGGGTATCCTGCACAACCGTATGAACCTTTGGCACCTACATGATATGGCATACTCCGATTATATCAGAGTTCTTGGCTTTTAAGAAGCCTCTTTATTTCTTCAACGCCCCATCTATCTTCTTTAGATAGTTTGGCTAGTTCAGCATCGTCTAATGCTTTTGCTGATAAGGTGACTATAGGATTTTCTGCCATAAAATCAATATTCAAAAATCCCATTTCCCATAGCCTCATTAGTTCTCCATTAACATGATTAACATGTTCATGATATAAGGCTGGATGTATTTCTTTTAGTTTAGGGGT